AACCTACGCGTAGTCCGTCGAAAGTAGAAGGGAACAGTAAATGATAGATGATAAAATCATTCAGCAGGACGTTGAGACATTGCTCGTAAATCACGGAGTAACTGAGGCGCGAGTGAAATTCTCCGTTTCGGACGGTGACAGCATCAAGCATTTCACCATGTTAATGAAAGCGGGACCGAAGGTTGCCTTACATCAACAAAGAGCGTCGTAAGCTTCTCAACGAGGGTATGATTGAGCCGTCCTCTCCGGGGGACCTCAATTGGCTTATCCACGAGGACGTGCTGAAGCCGTACTTCAAAGAGCAGGGCGTGTCCTACAAGACCCTCAACGAGGTCATCGGCGTCCTGGAATGCGTGAAGCTTGAACTATATAGACGGCTCGCCTCGCGCTACGAAGCAAAAAAGATTACGGAGAACGGCGACATAGCCTTTTACGTGGACTCCATTGCCAACGTATGACTATAAGTGCGACACCTGTGGCGAGATAGCCGAGGTGTTTCAGCCTATATCGGAGTTCAAGTCAGAGCGACTCTGCTCGGGGTCGTTGACCGTAGACGGCGTGACCTATCGCCAGCGTTGCAAGGGCACTATGCGACCGCTGATAGTGGGCACGGGGGCCTTCATTCTTAAGGGCGACGGGTACTACTCTACCGAGACAGCCAAGGGCCGGGCAAAGCGTGCCCTTCACAATAGCGAATCAGGAGATTACGAACGATAATGCCAGTGTTTGAAGAATCAGCAGCCGCTACAGCGCGAAAGTGCTCCGATATCTACACGCAACGAGGCGGTGAGTACAAGGATACGTGGGCCCTGGAGCACCAGACGCACACGTTCTTGGATGCGGTCCTGGACGAAGCAGGCAGCGACTACTTCCCAGTGAAGTTGCCGGACGATTTGAAGCGACTGATGAAGCTAGCGGACCTCATCGACGTCAAGGAGGACCGCATGCTGGGCGGCTACAAGGAGGACACGCTGGTTGACGGTGTGAACTATCGCCTTGTGTTTGCGGACCTGATGGACCAATTCCGTCGCACCCCTAAAATGACGACAATCAGGCCGCAGTTGGAGGGTGACAAGCGTGCGTAAAGATTGGCGCGGTCAAACCCTCAACGTAGGTGACAAAGTAGTCTACCCGGGACGGATGGGCTCTTCACTTTGGCTTCGTGAGGGTGTCATTGAGGAAATTCACTCAGACGCTATCGTAGTACGTCTCACCTACGTGGATAACTGGCAGGGCGGCGGTCGCCGTGTGACTATTCGCAGCCGTTGGGTGACCCGAGTTGCCTGACTACATTCAAGTCTTTACTCGGGGCAAGTTTTGGCCGTTGGAACCGCATAGAGGCGCCATCGACTTACACGACATCGCCCACTCACTATCGCTTTTGTGCCGATACGCCGGTCACATCGACCGTTTTTATAGCGTAGCACAGCATAGCATCATGGTTTCGCTGCTAGTACCCGCTAAGGACGCGCTGTGGGGCCTGATGCACGATGCGTCGGAAGCCTACCTTTTAGATATTCCAGCCCCTCTCAAGAAGATGGACGCGCTGCGGCCCTACCGCGAGGCTGAGGCGAAGCTAATGCGGGCTATCGCGCTGACGTTCCACATGGAGTCTGAGCAGCCTGAGTCTATTCACGAGGCGGATTTGAAGGCGCGGCGTGTAGAGGCTGAAGAGCTGATGTCCCCTCCAGTAGACAACTGGACGAGCAACTTGCCTGAGTACAGTGCGAATGACCGAATATTATTCAAGCGCATTGCTAACATGGGTATGTACCAAGCAGAAAAGGCATTCCTAGCACGATACGAAGAAATAACCGGGTGTAAGACCCCTTCCGAATGGAGATAGAATGAAGTTCCTTAAAGTCAGCCTAGCGCTGCTGCTGTTTTTTGGCGGCTACGGTGTAGCGTCAGCTGCGGCTCCGGGCGTATCCTCGTTGACGACACGTGGCACGCTTGCGTCCCTCAATGACACGGTCACCCTGCAATGCCCTGACGGGCAGAGTATGGCCACGGTCTACGTTCCTGCGGGCACGTTGGCGGGCACGGTTACCGTCTATACGGCCCCTGATAACGTTCCGGGCTACCCGGGCACGTTCACGGCCCCGTTCAACATTACCCCTGCGAACAGCTCCACCTACACGCAGACGCTCTCAGCGTTCCCGGGTGAGCTGTATGTGACGTTAGCAGGCAACCATTGGGTGCAAGCGAAGCTCACTACGGCCACGAGCGGCGCATCTACCGCGACTATTTCGTGTAGCGCCTCAATTGCGCGCTACGGTGCTGCGACGACTACGCCAAGCGTGGGCACGGGTGCGGGAGTCAACAACTACGACATCGACCAGACCGGCACCCCAGTCGCCCAACCCGGTAATGACTGGGCGCAGGGCTACCGTATTTCCTCAAACACCAATTCACCTTCGCTTACGATGCTCTCGGCAGGGGACTATCTCTCCTCTGAGAGCAACACGAAGGGCCGCATTTGGATGGCCCAGGCTACGGGCACGACAGCGAGCGCGGTGGTGTACATCGCACTTACTGAGCTTCAGACGGCTAACAGTCTTGGCCCACAAGCGGGTGATGTGCTTACGATTACCGTCAACGGTCACGCGGTAGCGTATACCGTGCTTGCGGGTGACACTACGTTAGCTACGTTAGCGGCTAGTATTGCTGCGGCTATCAACGCAGACAGCACGGATAGTGCGATTGTCTCCGCAGTAGGTAGCTCTAGCGGACAGCTGGGCACCGTGACTATTACGGCATTGACGAGCGGCATTTGCTGCCGCTATTCGCTGTCCTCCTCGGTCAGCGGCGGCTCACAAGAAACCCTCAACTCATTCCCCTTGCTCGATGTTGCCGGTTCCTATGCGGACTACGGCAAGAACGTCAGCGGATGGTCGCTGGGCACCGACTTGGGCGATTACACTTTTGACCACAGCGGCAACTTTCAAGGTCCTGTGGGGCACATCTTAAACATACAAGCAGGCGCAGGCGCGTCCACAGCTATCAGGTTCAACTTCAATAGCCCCGGCAACTACACCGGACTCGCTATCTACGATGGTACGTCAACGCTATCCCATGCCGACCTGCTCTACCCCATGAACGTGCACATCATCACGGGTCCGCTGGAAGAGAATATTTGTCAGTACATCGCTAACAACTGTACTTCCGCCCCCACCAACCCCAGTTATGTTGGCGAGTGGATGAATATCAACGGCAGCGCTACGGGGCCTACTCAGCATGAGATTCACGGTCACTGCGTGGCAGGTACGACTTGCACAGTCAACTTCACCTACAACTGGACTAACTCAACTAGCTACGATTGTACCGCGACGGCTGAAGGCTCAGCTGATGCGCCTTACATTTCTACTAAGACGGCTGCTCAAATCGTTTTTACCGGCTCAACGTCAGTGGTACGCGACTTTATTTGCTCCGGTATCTAGCAGGAGACAACGCTCGATAGAGCGAAGGGTATAAGGACAAGTTTCATTTTGAGTGAGGAGTAGTTCATGAACGTTAAGATTATCGAAGCGATTAAGGCGCTGTGGGACACGAATAAGGCCACCGTCGTTGCGCTTATCACGCAGGGCGAAGGTGGCGCGGAAGCGTTCATCCTTTCAGCTCTGAAGGCTGAAGGTGCCCGGTTGACGGGCCTCGCGGCTATGCTCTACAGTTTCGTTGAGCCGCAACTGGCTGCGTATGTTCAGGCTGAGTTTACTCAGTACGGTCCGCAGTACCTGTATACGTTCATCGATGCCTGGCTGGCGGGGGAAATCAAGACTCTGGGAGGCTAAGTCTCACTCGGAAACGTAGGGGGTAGCTTCGCGCTGCCCCCTGAAGTAATCACTAAATCATAAATAGGAGGCTCGCTTGAGCACACTCGCGGTAAAAGTTGAGCGCATTCGTGACATTCAACCCCACGGTAACGCAGACCGGCTTGAGATTGCCACCGTATTAGGATGGCAGTGTGTCGTGCAGAAGGGTGCCTTTAAGAAGGGCGACCTTTGCGTCTATTTCCCCATCGACAGCATTCTCCCGCAGACGGTTGAGGACGCCATCTTTGGCGCAGACTCCAAAATCAAACTGGCCAAGCATCGCATCCGCACCATCAAGCTTCGTGGGGCTATTAGCCAGGGATTGGCGACCGAGCCTAAGACGCTGATTGGGCTGGGCGCGGGCATCATCAACGCTAAAGAAGGTACGGACCTAACTGCGGTGCTAGGCGTCACCAAGTACGAGCCACCCCCGCCGCGTACGCAGGGCATGTCTAACCTGCAAAAGTCGTGGCGCAAGAAGAACCCGCACTTTCACGAGTACACGGACATCGAAAACGCCAAAAACTACCCCGACACCTTTGCGCCAGGTGAGCGTGTGCTCGTATCGGAGAAGGTCCATGGCACGAATTTCCGTGCCGGTTGGGTGCCCTACGAGCCAGATAACCTCTGGAAGAAGTTACTCACTTGGCTGCATCTCGCGCCTAAGTACGAGTTTGTCTTCGGCAGTCGCAAGGTTCAGTTACAAGACCCCGGTCGGGTAGCGGGTACTGGCTTCTACGAACGTCAAGCGAATGGCGAAGGCCCCCCACCGGGTAACGTGTACGCTGAAGCGGTGCGCAAGTACAACCTTCGCAAGATTCCGCTGGGCTACGTTGTGTATGGTGAGATTTACGGGTCCGGCATTCAGAAGGGCTACACTTACGGGTGTAAGCAGGGCGAGCATAAGGTTGCTTTCTTCGACCTGATGATTAATGGCCAGTACCAGGATGACTACGAGTTTCGCCGGTGGGCCACGATTGTGGGGCTACCCGTTGTACCGCAGTTGTGGTCAGGTAAGTACGAGTCGCTGGACCAGATGAAGGCGCTTACGGTGGGCGACAGCGTGCTGTGCCACGAGCAACCCTGTATGGAAGGCGTCGTAGTGAAGCCTGAGCACGAGCGCTGGGACCCGTCCTTAGGCCGCGTCATTCTCAAGGTCGTCAGTGACCAGTATTTGCTGGGCGACCAGAGCGAATTCCACTGATGGATAGAAAGTTGCGCGCTAGGCTTGAATCCGAGCTTAAAATCGTCTATAATCAGCTAGTGCTAGTGCGCGAGAGCCTTCAAAGAGGAGAACGCGCTTGGCCTCTAACCCGATTAGTGGAGGCTGAGAACGATTTGCTGCGCACATGGAAAACTACGTTGAAGGAGTACTAGTGGACAAGGTACAACAAGTGATTGAGAAGGCAGCATGTAATGCTTGGCCGTTGGTCGAAGCGCTGCGTAAGTTGAGTCAAGGTTTCGTTATGTCCCCCATGGCCAACGTTGAACTGGTCGTGTTCGAGAACGGCGGCTGGGCGATTTGCTCCGGGGACGACGCAGGCATTCAAGTCGCGTCAGCGCCGTTGAGCATCAGCTATACCTGCGTTCACGACCTGGAAGCCGCATTAGGGGAGACAGTCGATGGCTGAGAAAGTGGCTACGGACAGTAGCATGTTCTTCAAGGCCCCGGTGGAACCGGAATTCACTCTGGTATTGCTGCTGAAAGGCGGCGGTGACGAGAGTGTCTGCGGCTTCAAGTCTAACGCAGCCGCAGAAGAGCGTTTTTACCGCGAGTATTCTAACGCACCGAATGTGGCGGGGTTCAAGGTTCTTGAAGTTTGACCCCAGTTGAGCAGTTTGGTCGCCAGCTGATTCAGAATGGCGACCTAGACCCGGCGTACATCGTAGCATTTGACGCCGAGTTAAAGCCTGACCTGTTGCGTAAGTGGGTATTCCTCTACTCTTGGTTCATACATGCGGGAGTTACCAGCCACTTAGCAGCGCAGGACCACCCCTACGCGGCAGCGATGAGCGAGTTGAAGATACTGCCGCGCTCACCTGAGCGGCGTCACTTTAGGGCTGCTAATGCGGTGCGAACGCTAGAGTACCTCAAGACCAAGTCACCGGATGCTTGGCTCAAGTACTGGTTCGGACAAGACACGACGTACGCCCCCATCGAGAAGCGTATCCGTGAGGTGCCCGGCTTTGGCGCCTGGACGGCGACTAAAATCATCGACATGGGTGAGATGCTGCTGGGCTATTCCGTGGACCCGCCAGACCCCTATACGTGGGAGCTATACAAGACCCCCGCCGAAGGGGCTAAAATGATTGCCTCGCCAGGTGAATCCCAAGGCGATACACTGGTACGGTTGGCCTCACTCCTATCGGACCTAACCGTGCCCCCGTTGCATATCCGCCACGTGGACGTGCGCGAGGCTGAAACGGTGCTGTGCCGGTTCAAAGAATTCACGACAGGCACGTATCAACCGGGTAAGGAAATACGTACTACCGTAAATGAATTGCTGTGGCGTCCTAACTGGATTGCCAAACGCATGCTCGAAAGGAGCAGTCTATGGTCTTTCAAATCCGAGGGAACCACGGCTCAGGTAAGTCTACGACAATTCGATGCCTCATTGACAACTACGGAGTACGGGATGTTATCAAAGCCTCCGACCTGGTCAACGGCCTAGACTTTGCGGATAAACCCAACGAGGTAGTTGGGATACTGCTTAACGATGGCCTCTTTGTTGTGGGAGACTACTCGGCTCCCACTGGAGGATGCGATAAGATTCACCGCCAGGACCACATCAATGCTCGTGTGGAGTGGGCAGTAGGAAGCGGATTTGACGTTGCGTTCGAGGGGATACTGGCAAGCATCACTTACGAGCGCTATGCTGACCTAGCCGGCAAGATGCAAGATGCGCAGGTGCGGTACCAGTTCATTTTTCTCATGCCTGACCGCGCTAAGTGCTTCGAACACATCAACGCACGGCGCAAAACCTCCAAGGTGGTACGAGGCCCATTTAAGGAGGAGCTGTTCGACGCGAAGGTCAAGATGCTGGACCGTTGTTGCGCCCGTTATGAGCGCGCAGGTTTTGAGGTCATCAAGGCGGATAGCGCAGTCGTAGCGGCGAATCAGATTATTCACGTACTCGATACGCTGCGGGCGGGCGTCGCAACCATTTAAGAGGTAACAACCACAAGAGCATCGAAGCACTCTGTGGATGGACCTGGACCCTAAAATTGACCTCGTACGACGGCTCTACATTCAACAGGGCCGGTCGCTGTCTGACTTGGCCATATCGTATGATATCGCCATGTTTGTTCTTAAGTCACATTGTAAGACTGAGAAATGGGATGAACAGCGTGAAGCGCATCAGCAGAAGGCCGCGAGCACAGACCCCAACAACAGTCTATCTCGTCACGAGTCCATTGTCAACGGCTATATGCTTAAGCTTGAGGAGTTGTGGGAGAAAAACCTAGACCCCACTCTCAGCGAAGGCGAGCTGCGTCGGCTCCGGGTGGTCGTGGAGAATGCGAACAAAATCACGGAGTCTATGATGAGCACGATTGAGTATGACCGCAAGATTCACGGTGTGAAGAACACTGCTCCGTCCGTTCAGCAAGACGTGGGAGAAGAGCACGGCGTGGCTTACCAGGTCAAGCTCAAGGAGTCAGTTGAAGGGGCGGCAGCGCAAAGCAACTAGTGGTTCACGAAATTGACGTGCTCCCTTGGCAGATGGAGTTTCTAGCCTGCCAGGATGACATAGCCGCAGTAATTGGCGGGTTCGCCTCAGGCAAATCCTTCATCGCAGCAAACTGGTTCACCGACCGCTGCATGCAGTTCCCTGAGGCTAATCACATTGTTGTCTGTAAGGACTTGCCGCAGGCCAAGAAGGGTCCGCTATCCACTTTGCGCGGTGTGTTAGATTCGCGTGATATTGAGTACCATTACAACGCGTCAACAGGTCAAATTAATTTCGACAACGGCTGTCGTGTTGCAGTTAAAGCCGTGCAGAATTATCTAGCCTTCCGGTCGCTAGAGGCTGACACGCTGTGGTGCGATGAAACGGCGGACTGGGGGCCTTCGGCTGAGCTAGCCTTCGTCCGTTATGTACAGCCCCGTCTGCGCTACAGCCCCAAAGGCAAGCAATACATCAAGTACGGCATGCGGCCTCAGATGCGCATCACGACTAACCCGTCACCCATCAACAGCTGGCTCTATAAGCTTATCGTGGAGCGACAGTTCTGCAAGTACTGGAACGTGTCGCTGCGCACTAACTACTTGATGCCCGACCTAGAGGGCTATATCGACCGTCAAGAGCGCTCGATGTCCCCCGACTTATGGCCCTTCCTCATCGACGGCAACTGGGGCAGCACGACGGCAGGCCAAGTGTACAAGGGGTTCTCTCGCGCTGCGTGCTGTATCACGCCTCCTCCGGGGTTGCCAGCGTTCGGACTAGACATGACGAAGCCGCTACTTTGGGCGCATGACTTCAACGTAGGCATGATGTGCTCAACCATCAGCCAACTCCATCAGCAGAACCGTATCATTATTGAGCGGCGCAGCAAAAACTCACTGTGGAACCTGCCTGGCGCGTCCCGCATACAGACGCTGAAGGATACAACCAAACTTATGGTTGAAGGATTCCAACACGGCGTGCTGTACATTATGGATGAGATTCGCATACCTAACGCAGGCACGCCTGACGTGTGCGAGGAGTTTGGCAAGCGGTACATCAACACCGGCATTGCTCAGCGTACGGGTGTTATACTCTACGGCGACCCCGCAGGCGGCGGCAGGTCACAGCAGCTGTCGGCTCGACAGGCGGCACGGTCCAACTGGGCTATCATTGTGCAGTACCTTCAGAGCAAAGGCGTACGTGTTGAGTTTCGAGTAATGGAGGCCGCGCCATCGGTCCTGGACCGCGTGAACGAGGTGAAGGCCCAGATTCTCACGAAGGATGGTAAGGGGCTCATCATAGACCCCGACAAGTGCCCCCACACAGTCAAGGACTTTGAGGCGGTGACTTTTAAGGAAGGCACCAACGACATTCTCAAAGATGACAAGGAGATTACTCACTTGACGGACGCGACGGGGTACATGATTTACGTTGAGCGCACGCTTCAGAAGCGCAAAGTTGTGGAGTTTAGGAAGACACTCGAATAATGGCGGCTTATCAAGAGTTGGTGCGGCTGTGGTCTAGTCGTTACCCTAAAGGTACGTCTGAGCGCTTTAAGCGCATGGACGCTCTTTCAAAGCTTCAAGATGACTCCATCTACGACATCCTACCTCACCCGTTCGAGAAAGAGGAGAACGGGGTCAATAATCCTATTCCGTTACATGAGCGGCGTCCTAACGTCCGCTATATGCTGCCTAAAATCATTGTGGACCACACGTCCTCGCTGACGTTCGGTGACGCCCACGCCCCTGCGGTTCGCATCGCTGAGCCGTCCGAGGACATGGACCCGAAGGCGCTTGCGAACAAGCACGAGCAGTTTGAGCGCATCATTGAAGCGCTTGAATTAGACGCCGTCATGATTGAGGCGATGAAGCTTGGCGCAGTAGGTTCGGTTGCGGTTATTCTTCGGGTGTTGGACGACGGCTATCCGTGGTTGGACATCATAGAGGGCAAGTACTGCATACCCCACTTTGACGTAAAGGACCCGCGCAAGCTAGTTCAACTCGACCAGATTTACAGCGTAACAGCTGAAGATTTGCGCTTAGCCGGGTACAAAGGCGACTATAAGCCCGACAAGATTTACTACATAAAAATCACTTACACTACAACCCGGACCGTTGTGTCGATGCCGCTCGTTAAAGAGCGCTACGAGCGACTGGGGGAGAAAGACGATGACCAAAAGGTTATCGTGTGGGTCAAAGATGAAGAGCGCTCTTACAGCAATCCGCTATCATTTATGCCGGTGGTCTGGATTCGCAACCTTCCATGTCGCACCGCTATTGACGGGGACAGTACTTTCGGTTGTGTCGCAGATTTCACTATTCAGATAAGCTATCTGCTCAGTCAGATTGGCCGAGGTTACTACTACACCGCAGACCCCATCCTCGCAGAGGAGTCTAGCCAGCTATCTACGGGTATACCGCTGGCGGGGACAGACCCGGACGTGGACACCGAGATTCGCCGGTCACCGGCTCGCATGCTTAAGGTGGACGGTAAGGTTAGCGTTCTTGAGATTAGTGGCGAAGGTTTGCGTGGTGCTAGCGAGCACGTTAAGATGCTGCGTGAGTACGCTCTAGAGGTTCTGTCGGGTATGAAATCCGACTCAGACAACTCAAAGGGCGTCCAGTCCGGTCGTGCGCTCCACTACCTCCATCAAGCGCTAGTGTGGCTCGCTGAAAAGTTTCGCGTGTCATACGGCACTCGTGGTTATCTTGCGGTTCTTCGCATGGTATTCCAAGGTATCGCTGATGGTGACATCGTCATTCCAAACGTCGAAATAGACGAGGTGGACCCCAAGGTTCCGCTGCGCTTGGTTTGGCCGCAATGGTCTACGCCTAGCGGTGCGGACATGTTAGCGGAAATCACGGCATTGGCTACGGCAGCAGGCAGCACGCCCCAGTTCCCGGTCAAGATTCTGCCCATCAGCGTCATTGCTCAGAAGGCAGCGTCAGTGGTAGGTATCAGCGACCAGAACCGTGTGGCGGCTGAGTTGGAAGCGGAGATGGAGGAGAAACCCCCGTTGACTGCAGCCGACGCAAATGACACTAAAGTGGAAATAGCGGATAAAGCCGCGAAAGTTAAGGCTACGCAGGCCAAAGCGCGTAGCACAGCGAAGTAAGGAGAACAATGGTAACCGAAGAAACGCCTGAAAATCAGAATCCCAACCCTACCGAGGGCGAGGCTAAACCGAAGGTAGAGCCTAAGACCCCGCCAGACGGCGAGAAGCCTATTGACCCCGCCTACGCAACCCGCCTCCGCAATGAAACTGCGGCAGAGCGTGGCAAGCGCGAGGCTGCAGAGCAGCGTGCCGCCGACCTTCAGACGCAGCTGGATGAGATTGAGCGTAAGCGTCTACAAGATGAAAAAGATTTCAAGGGCCTAGCGGAAAAAGAGAAGAAGCGGGCTGATGATATTGAGAGGCAGTTCAACCAATTCAAGGATAGCGCCTCCAAGCGCTCTGCGAACACTGAGCTTCGGGCTGAGGCTCGTGAAGCGGGTATCCTAGATGTGGACGATATCAGCCTTATTGATGCTTCTGGCATTAAAGTGGACGATGACGGCAACGTCACGGGCGCGAAGGAAGCCGTTGAAGCTTTCAAGACGAGCAAGCCACACAAGTTCAAGACCGAGGGTGAGTCTACCCCCGAAAGCAAGACTAAACCGCGTACTCCGAACCCGAACCCTAACGCGAAAGGCATCAAAAAGGATGCGAAGGATATGACGGGTGATGAATTCGATAACGCATGGGCCACGGCTGGTAGAGCCTAATGCCCTCACGGGGCCTAGCTAGGACTGTTTACCTCGACATCGAGAACAGCCCACATATGGGTTACACCTGGGGCAAGTGGCAGCAGAATGTGATTGCAGTAGAGGAATACTCCTGCCTCATGTCTGTGGCCTGGGCCTGGGGTGATGACCGCAAAATCCATAGCGCCAAGCTTCCCGATTTCAAATCCGCCTACCGCAACAACCCCCGAGATGACTCTAAGTTGATGGAGGTTATCGGTAACGTCTTAGATGAGGCGGATATACTGGTGGGCCACAATATTGAGAAGCATGATGTGCGTAAGTCTAACGCAAGCTTTTTACGTCATTCCCAACTCCCCTACTCTCCGGTAAAACCAGTCGATACTCTCCGTGAGGCGAAGCGCATTGGCCTGTTTTTCGGCAACAGTCTAGACGACCTAGCCCGATTCTTGGGCCTTGGCTCTAAGCTCAAAGTGCTGACCTCGGGCAACAAGTTTGACCTTTGGCTGCGTTGTATGGGCGGTAATGAGCAAGCCTGGACTAAGATGGAGCGGTACAATAAGCACGACGTGTTCCTGAACCGTCTAGTGCATCATCGCTTACGTGCTTGGGATTCAATGCACCCTAACATCACGTTGATGACGGGTGAGTCTAAACTCTGTCCTGTGTGCGGCCACAAAACTGTGAGAGCCCAGGAGGCTGATGGCAGCGAAGCTTGGGCTTACATGAAGTCTTGGCGTGCAGAATTATACGTCTGCACCCGCGCTACATGCGGCAAATACGCGAAGGGCCGTAGAGAAAAACTTAAAGCAAGCGTACTCGTAGCCTAGGAGACACATGTTCGCACCGGATAAGACTACCCCTGCAATACTTGACCTCTCCATTCGGCGTGCTATTGAAGCTCAACTGAAGCCTCGCCATCTGAAGAGTATGGACTCCCTGGTGGACGAGATGATGCACGGAATCATGGAGCAGATTCCTGTTCAGGCTTTTGAGGAGCGTTTAGCGCATCACGAAGGCTATCTCGTGTTCCAGCAGGACGTGGACCAAGCGAGCTGCGAGAACATGCAGTACGAGTTGCTTAGCGCTCACATGTCGCTACCTATAGACAAACCCATCAACATGATGCTTAGCACCTTTGGCGGTGATTGGGAGTACGGATTAGCGGTTATGGGGGTCATGCATCGCATTCAAAGCGAAGGGCGCGACGTAAACGTACACGTGACCGGCTCAGCCTCCAGTATGGGCAGTATCATTACCCAAGCAGGCACTCGCCGCTACATGGATGAGTTTGCGGATATGATGCTGCATGAAGGTTCAGGCGGCTTGCCCATCAACTATCGCCAAGCGAAAGACTACATGGAAGGCTGGGACAAGACCCAGAAATCCATGTACCGCATTTACGCTTCTCGTTCCGGTAAGACCCCCGAATACTGGGAGAATCGCGTATCGCGTCATGATGTATTCCTGACCGCGCAAGAGGCGCTGGAAGAGAAGCTCATAGACGAAATCATCTACTCCCCGTTCACCACAGCAAAAAAAGTTTAATCCCCTAAAAGGGAAGACATCCCACATAGACGAATGTAGCCCATGTAAGGTAGCTTGTAAGAGGGGCTACCGTCCTGGGTTGAAACTCAGCAGAGGCTGTGAAACCTAGTTGGACGCTGACACTCGGCAGAGGCCGTGATGCGAACCTCAGCAAAAACGACTAGGAGATAAAGCTTCGTGGCTTTCGAGAATTTCCCCACCGTATTTCAAGATATTTTCCAGCAAAACATGCTGGCTCGGCGCTTCGAGGACCAACTTAAGGCGCTCTGTGCGTATCGTAAGACTGCCTTCCGCTTGCCGGTCCCTATCCGCAGCGGTGAAAGCATCACCTATTCGCGTGCTGGTCGTATCAGCCCGGTCCTCAGTGACCTCACTCCTTCCCTTAATACGGGTCTGGACAACGGCGTCACCGGCATCGGCGGCGTAGGAGCGGCTAACCCCACCTACCCGTTCGAGCAGTGGTCCGTGTTCATCGGCATGCGTCCGTACTTCTTGGACCTGAACCTCGTTCAGGCGAAGGAAGTCATCGCAGACATTTTCAAACAGAACCAGGACAACCTGGTTGAGAACGCAGCGTTGTCGCTTGACCTTCAGGCGATGAATGTGGCGTTCGATGCCTACCTGGGCGGGTCTACGTACATCAAGTCCGGTTCGGGCACGTCGTACATTGTGGACAATGCGAAGGGCCTTGATACGGCGTTCGCAACCACGACCATCGGCGGAAACACTTTCCCCACGGGCGCACCGGCTCCGGTTAGCGTAAGCAACCCGCTGTCGGTCGTAATCACGCATGACGACGGCACGACCGAAGTCAACACGATTACGGGCGTCACCCCCGAAGGTACGAACCACGCGGTGGAAAACTACGCAGGCTCGGGCGCATACTCTGCGACCTTGACTCTGGGTACCACGGCGACCCTCACGGCGGGTTGGACCATCAAGGCGGCAGACGGCCCGGCCATCTACCGTCCGAACGGTAAGCCCAACGTGTCCAAACTCACGGCAACGGACACCATCGGTGCCCAGCTCATCATCAACGCGGTGGCTGAGCTTCGCGCAAACGGTGTGAAGTCGCCTCTGGCGGATAACACCTATCCGTGCTACATTGACCCGATTGTGGATGCGCAGTTCTTCACGGACCCGCAGTACCAAATCATGAGTCAGGGCACGGTGGACTCCCCGGAGTTCAAGGGTGCGCGAGTCAATAAAAACTTCGGTGTGACGTTCGTGCCGACCACGAACAGCCCGGCCTTCACGGCTAGTGCCGGCGTCGTAGCACGCCACGCTATCGTGACGGGCGAGAAGTACCTCCAGATGTCCCCGTTCGCGGGTACTGAAGAGGCTATCCGTTCGATGCCTGATATGGGCGTGCAGAAATTCGACATCGTTGACGACATCGTGTTCGTCCAGCGTATGCCGCTTGACCGTGCGGGCCAGATTCTTTCGAGCGGTTGGTACTGGATTGGCGGGTACGCGGCTCCGACCGATGCCACCATCACCAGTGCGGTCCTTCCGTCTGCGAGCGCTGCGCGTAACAAGCGTGCGGTCGTGGTCCAGGTCGCTTCTGCCCGATAAAGGCACGTTCTCAGGAACATTCACAATGGGCTGGCTGAAAGGCCAGCCTCTTGTATTTTAAGAGGCCAAACAACAGCATACCGCGAAAGTAGATAACGTTATGGCTACCAATATCCCTCTGCCGGGTTCCCCGGCTCTTCACCCGACTTACGAAGCGGCATCCCTACCCGGGACTGGTGCCGGCGACTTTGCTGGCTCGCTGCTGTCTGCGACTAATCAGCTGACGCCCAATCGCACGTTCAGCTACGCTATGCCTGGTGGAGGCAGTAAGACGTTTTACTACGGCATGAAGACCACGGTGTCTACTGCGGTCTACAACGCCATTACCGGGTTGGGATGGGCTAGCTAATGCCCAAAGGCGTTCCGAATCCGAAACCCGTCGCTCCGGTGGATGCGGCGGCTATGCAGGCGTCCCAGAAACTACTGCATGATTTTGCAGGCGCGGGAAAGACGGACCTGCCATTGCCGGAGAGCAAGGTTAAGGACCCCACCAAATTCCAATGTCCTCGTGACATACAGATATCTACGGCGATGAGCGGCGCTCTGCTGATTCGCAGGGGGCAGATTGTGGATTCTCCCCTGCTTCTCAAGGCGCTCAGGGACGCTAAAGTAGAGCTGATTCCGGTCGGCTAATATGGCTTCACTAGACCTGCAGACTAAAGCGCGCATACGGCGCCAACTAGGTGTCCCCTTTGCGGGTAGGGCGGATGCAAACACTACCATGGGTTTGCGTACTGTTCTTAAGGCGGGTCAGCTGGAGTTCTATATGAACAACCTCCAGATGCCTGAGGTGTCGCTGCTGCTTGGACGGCCCTACGGCGCTTTCATCATCTACGCTCCTACGGCGCTAGACCGCGTGTACAGTTTCACCGTAGACTCCACGACAGTGACCTACACAGTCCAGCCCTCAGATATGGCGGCTCGTGACCCGTTGCTGAGCGTGGCGACGGGTATATTGGCGGCTATCCAGGCGGCGCTGCCTACGTATCTAGCCGACTCTGCGCAGATTGCGGTGATAGGCTCTTACCCCCAACTTTCCACTGCAATACAGTTCGAGTTGCTAACCCCCACCGCGACCCCATTTGCACTGACTGCGGTGTCGAATGTGGTAGTAATTCAGTCGGGCGACTACCCTGCTTCCCCACAGTTTCTTGTTGACGACGGAAACGGCGACCCGACTAAGCAGGTCATAGCTTACGGGCTACTGCCTATATGTGAGGCACTCGAACAGCAACTACTCAACTCTAGCTCAAATCTGTCTCTCAGCGAAGTGGGCTCACGCACACTTGGTGCGGCGGTGTTCCGTCCCGATGAGCTGCGAGTACGCAACTCGCTACTGCGTCGCTATCGTTTTGAACTGGGCGTGGCGCTATCGTTCTTCGCTCCCAACCCTAGTAGCGGAATTCCCAGCTTCGGTCTGCCCCAGTAGGCTACCGTGTCGCTTTACACTAACGACAAGGCTCTGCGACAAGGTCTAGGCAAAATTAAGCCTATTGCCTCCACGTATAGCGTGTACCGTATCGGCGGCGCTTCAGGCGTGCCTAACGATGCCTCCAGCATCATCAACGAGCAGAACCTGGTGACGGCCTACTTCCCTGGTCGCTTCAATCGTATCACGAACAAAAGCGTGCTGGAGCAAGAGGACATCTACAAGATGTGCTATATAGGCGAGGCGGACATTCGCTCGCTGAAGATAGGCGATATCCTCATTGAAACAGCGCCACATACGACGGACGCCCCGGACGGACGTGCCTTCGCCTTCGTAGATTGCCAGCCTCTGATGCCCGCAGTGTTCGCTCGTACTGAGATTATGGGGTCGGTGTCGCGACCTAATTCTGACGAGGCTGAAGAGCCTATGCTAGGGACCGTACCCTACCAAGGTACGACAAAGGGCAGTGAAGAGTATCTAGTGCTAGGCGCGACTCCTGAGACGTGGGGCTACTACAGTTTCGAGTCTACCGGCATCATGGCCACGATTCCATTCGGGCTACAACCTTACAGCCGATTGGGCACAGCTCAGGAATACCATTACCCGACAGCGACAAAACGTGGTATTCACTACGCCTACCTGCCGTTGCTACCTGGGGTGTTGCTCCAGCCCGGTGACGTGTTGAATGCGCAGAACGGTGACCGCTTCCGTATTGAGAACCTTTCCGTATTTACGACGGGCACGCAGGGGTATCTTGCTATATGCGAATCGCTGTTCATCTAACGGATGAGGAATATGATACGCGGAGAGATGAGCTTCACAAGATTCAGCGGGACGCCGTGCTCGAAGCCGAGGCCCAGTATCAAGCAGACCTTCTCACCGACCCCGAAGGATGGGAACGTGTCGCCGGTCTCAACGGACCTGCTCGCGGGGGCGAACCCGGCAACGTAGGGGACCGCCTAATATCTTACATGTTTAAGTGGCGCGACGTAGACGCACTTAATCGCCTGAATCGTAGTCTAGCTACGATTGCACAGAGGATTTCAAAGTTAGCAACGGAGTTGGATGATGAGTATTACAGCAGTCGTGGCGGATGATTCCGACCCCGAGTTACAGCAAATCATACCCATCCTTAAACGGATAGGCGTGACGGTGCTAGCCTCATTTCGTGACGGACTCTCCGCTTGGAAGTATATCCAGAGCCTGGAGACACCGCCTGATTTGCTCGTGACTGATTATGTGATGCCTCACATGTCAGGCGCGGAATTAGCTACCCACGTCAAGAATGCAAGATTAGCGACTAGAGTTCTCATGTGGTCCTCAGCGGGGCAGAAGGGTGCGGCTTATGGCGACCCTGACTCCATCCATTGCGTGAGGATTAAGCCCTATTTACGACGTGAGACAGAGTCAGCCTTGAGGGAGCTAGGATTCAAGTAGATGGCATTTCTGGATGATGTAATGGACCAGTTGGCGGTGAGCGTGGGAGCATTCCTTGCGCCGTTTCAACCTAACCTTCCTCCAGACTATCCGAATGCGCAGCCTTCTGCAGGCTACATACCGCCTACTATCATTGGCGCGGGCCACCCTATCCAGGTGAAAGTGTTGCACCGTCTAGAGAATCACATGGCACAAGTAAGCATCTACCCTTACACGACCGAGAAGGTCATGCCGTACTACGATTCGCAGAAGCTTATAACTCTGCCGAACGGTTTGGAAACCTTCCAGACGGGACGTTCGGAGAAGGCAATGATTATTGAGGTGTGGTCCTACGACCGCCCCACCCGGGCAGCTATCTCTAACGTGATTAGAGGCTATCTCGGTGATTTTTATCGTCAGACGGAGTTGGACACCACCACCACCACGCTGCGTTTCGCTCACGCTGAGCCGTTTGATAACGAGCAGAGCGATTCGGTCTATGTTCAAAAGATGTTTTACGTTGCTGACTTCGATGTGCTTCAGATACCTGTGGGTCAGATTTCCTACCTGGTTGAAGAGGTAGACGTTAGCATGACGGTGAATAATCAAGTATTAGGCGTTGTGGTACGCAATCGGGGCAGCAACCCGCCTGCAGAGAACCCCATCATCTTAGACACTACAGAGCTAGACAGCGGAGCGACCTGGAACTAATGTCAGTACCACATGAGTTTGTGACCGGCGAAGTAGCCCACGCAGCGGACCTCAACGAGGATTTTGACGCAGCTGTTGCAGCGCAGAACGCTGTAGGAGCCACGGCTGATCTGTCGGGTATTTCTATTTTTCTAGGCACTAAGTACGGCATGTCCGGTGCCAGTGGGGCATCATCTAACACGGACGGATTCAACGCGGCTGCTACAGCGGCTGTCGCGGGCGGACGGATTCTCATACCGCTAGCAACGTATCAAATCAACCCCCTCAATGAGCTGGTTGACGGCGTAGATATTGAATCGCCTAGCCGGTTGACTGAGTTGGTAGTGAACGCGAACGGTAACTTGTTCTTTGTCGCGGGCGACGGCGGTAACGGTATGGGTATCGGTATCCGCAATCTCACTATTAAGTACATGGGCGGCGTGAGCGGTTATCCGCTGTATGCCACTAATTGCCAGAACATGGTGGGTGAGCGCCTATTCTTTAACAGCTGCGCAGCTGCCTTCTTTGACGACCATGCCCTGCAGTGTGGGGTCAAAGATAGTACGTTGGATGCGTTCAACGTCAACAATCTCATTTGGAACGTCTTATCAGGGTCGCAGTGTTTCCTACGCAACAACGTAATGCGTTGTGCTGGCGGCTCGAACAACAATAACAAGGCAGCGCAGATACAATCGGTGTCTACGCTGTACATAGAGGACAATCATTTCTCGCACATGGACTACGGGTTTGAATTCCTTAAGAGTTGGAATGACGTATTCATCTCGCGTAACCACATGAATCCTCGCAAGTGGTCCGTGATGTTCAACCCGCCTACAGGGGCGGCTAATCAGAACGCTATCTTCACAGATAACATCCACGTCCTGAGTGCCAGCGCGGTGACGACGTTCCCTGGTGGAACGATTGGCACAGGAGCGTTCGCTAACTCCTCAACTGACGGTGTGAGCCTCAACAATGAGACCTATATCAACTGGACGCGGGACGGATTGCTTATTGCAGGCTGCCACTTAGTCAAGGTCAACAAGGGTCGCTACTCGGCCAACGGACAGGGCGGGGGCGATTACGCAGGCATTCGTGTGACGGGGGGCGACGTTGTTGAGATTGAAGGCGCGAATTGCCGAGGCGACTACGAAGGCTTTTCTACTCGCCAGCCCTGGGGCATGATAGTAGACTTAGGCTCAAACACCACTATTCTACGTGTAAAGAATGTAGACCTCACCAACAACGCACTCGGCCCCCTTAAAGTAGTGGGCACGCCAACGACTATTTGGTTCAAGGATTGCCCAGGCCTCACGGACCAGCACAAGGCGCTTAATGGCGGCGTGATTCCCCTGACTGCGACCACAGCAGCGTCATTGGGCTATTACGGTACGTCTTACATCTCGTTCTGGGG